ATTATTATGATAATTGCGGCGGTGCAGTCAGCTTGGTAAGTGGTATTGCGCGATTGATTTGTTTGGCTAATATGGTCGCATGAGCGAGACAGCGACTGGCCTGATGGGCGAGTACATTGCCGCGGCAACGGTATTGCAGTTTGGGTTTAAGGTTAGCCTAGCCCAGCAGGATAAGGTTGACGCTGTTTTTTGGGATGATGCTAATGAATTTTACAGGGTGCAGGTTAAGACTGCGAGTTTATCTGCGGAACGCGGGAACCGCGCTCCGGTGTACCACTTCCAGCTTGGCCACGGATGTAAGACTAAACATTTACCGACTGAGGAAGACTATGACTTATTATGCCTTGTCGGCGCTGAACATCGGCGCACGCTGTGGATGCCAATCTGGTCGGTGCGCCAATATACGAAGCGCGTGCAAGCCAAGCTACTTGATGAGGCTGAGGCGGAGCGCGCGTCGTTTTTTAAGGCGATTGAAACGGTAAGGCAGGTTAGAGATGGACGTCGACAAGCTCAGAGAAGAACTAATTTACGATGAGGGCGTGCGGCTCGACGTGTATCGTTGCACCGAGGGCTACCTGACCGTAGGCATCGGCCACAAGATAATCGACGGCGACGCCGAGTACGGTAAGCCCGAAGGCTACACGATTACCGAAAAGCGCATGAAGCAGTTATTCGATCTGGACGTTGCGGTGGTGCGCGAGGATTGTCACCGGCTGTATGACGACTTCGACGACCTGCCAGAAGAGGCGCAACGCATCATAGCGAATATGATGTTTAACCTTGGCCTGCCGACTATGAAAAAGTTTCGGGGCATGAAGCGTTGCGTCGACGAGCGTAATTGGTCTGGCGCGGCAGATGAGATGGTCGACAGCCGCTGGTATGAGCAAGTCACAAATCGGGCTAACCGGCTGGTCAAGCGCATGAGGGCGTTGGCTGATGGCTAAGGCAATAACCGAATATAAGATAATCCCGCGTCTGATGATGCTGGCGTTTACGCTGATGGCGTGGAACGTGTGCGACTGGTTTATGGGGCTGGGCGTCGAGGCGACCACCCAGCAGACGGCTTTTGTGTCGACCATAGTCGGCGCGGCCACCGGCGCCTTTGCCGTGTGGGTTGGATCGGAGAGCAAATAATGATTACAGCACTGATACCTGCCGTTAGTGGAATCCTCGACAAGTTTATCCCAGACGCCGACACAAAGAACAAGCTGGCGCACGATCTCGCCACAATGGCCGAGAAACACGCGCAGGAGCTTGCTCTGGCGCAGATAGAGGTGCTAAAGGCAGATGCCAAGGGTAACTGGTTCCAAGCGAGCTGGCGGCCGTTGGCGGGCTATGTGGCTGTTTTGGGTATGGCGGTCAACTTTCTAATCAGCCCAATATTCGCTGGCTTTGGCATCACGATACCGCAGGCTGACATGTCGGTGATGATGCCTCTACTGCTGGGCATGCTCGGCATTGGCGGCATGCGGTCATTCGATAAAATGAAAAAGACCGACACAAAGTAAAACCCCCCGCCGAAGCGAGGGGTCAGGGAGAAACTGTTTAGCGGTATTTTCGCCGGTATGTGTCGCCGGTCTGCATATTCTCAAACGTGACGGTGTAGCCGTCGTCCATCTCTTCGACGTATCTGACTAGCACGCTGATCTGGCGGCCACTGTCGTCGACCAGCCACGCCCACTGGCCGACAGTGAAGGGGACGGCGCTCACTGCGCCGCCTCGATCTTTGCTTTTGTTGGGCGCTTAAAGAACCCGAACTTCTGGTCGTCTTCGCTTGGCTCTACCGCCGCAGTGAACGACACACGCATGCCCTTCATCGAGTGACCTGAGCGCCAGTCGCACTCACAGCCGTGTTCGTCCACCTCAGTTACAAATAACTTTGAAGGGATAGACCCCCAGACCTTAAACCCGCTGTCGTCGCGCACCAGCATCTTCCACTGGTCACCAAACGAAGTCTCGCGGATGTCAGTCGAGATGATTGTGCCAACTACCTGCACGCGACCCTGCGGGCAGTCTGCGGCGGCTTCCCATTCAGCGGTGCGCTCGGCTTCACGCTTTTCAGCGCGTGCCATAACCTTACGCATTGCCGCCTCTTGGCCTTCAGTCAGCGTACCCCACTCATCAAGCGCGTCGCGCATAGCGATAGAAAAGTCGCTACCGTCACCGCCGCAAGACACAAACGCGTGAAGCTCGATGCGGCTCTCGTCCTCGGCCAGCCACTTGCGCTGACGGCTAACGCTGGCGTTGCGGCGGATAGCCGCGTCACGGCCACGTTCCCAAGCGTCGCGGTTTTCGATGTGCGTTGTATGTGTCATAACAAAATCTCCCTTAATTGAGGCGGGGCTGTTAAGCCGCCGCCAAATATCTGCCAGCGTCTGCAACTTCTAAATCACGAAGTTCAGCTTCAGCAAATTCGTAATCTTCTACATATGCTTTGCGGCAATCTGCCAAAACTTCAGCAACCACGTCACCGCGAAATGTATATTCTTCGCCAATGCGTGTCTCGACAGTCGCGACAACACCCTCGCCGTCAAAGGCTGTCAACACGCCAATCTCAGAACCACCCTCAAACAAGCCCCAAACTGGAACGCCTGCTTCAACCCGCTTTGCTACAAAATCAAACATTTTTAACTCCCTTGTTTTGACTACCCTACTTATATGGCATGCTATCACAATAATATCAACCCCCATAATGCACAAAAAAAGACCCCCGCCGAAACGGGGGCCAGTCGTTGAAATATCGGGCGGGGAGGAACGCCCGACACCAATTACAGTAGCCGAAAGCCGCGCGCGATGCCAGCAGTCTTTTCTGCGGCGCCTCGCTTGACCAGCGCGTTCATGTATCTGGCGCACTGCGTCATAGACTTGCCGGTCTTGTCTGCCAGCTCACGGATCGACGGGTAGTAGCCGTATTTCCGGTGGAACCGCGCTATCACCAGCCGCATGTTGTGCTGTTTCGGCGTCAGAGGCACGTCAATCATCACGCACCTCTTTTATCGTCAGCGTGTTCTGGCGCACCGTGCGGGCTGGCTTGCCCGGCGAGGCTGGCTTGGGCGGCTGTGCCTTGAACTGCCGCATAGGCCAGCGCACCGAGTATTTGGTGTTGCCGACGATGCCGGTGGCTTGCTCGTGACTGCCCATAAACTCTTTCAGCGCCGCCTCAGCCTCGTCTATATCGGCCTCGGCCGCACGCTTGGCGTCCTTGGCATTAACGAGCTGTGCGAGCCACTCAGCCTCGGTGGCGGGCAATTCCAGCGGCTCGGCGCCGTCGTCGACCCGTGGGTAGGCGGTGTTGCCGTCCGAGCTGGACAGCACCGGATACCACTCGATGTCACGCTTGCGACGCTCAAAGTCGTCGACGGCCTGCATTATCTTCGACTGCACGGCCGCGTCGGCTTGGTACAGGAAGATGCGTAGCTCTGTGCCGCCGTATAAGACGCACACAGCGCCCCAAGTGTATTTGGTGACCATCAACTGCCCCTGAAGCTGTAGCGGGCCTCTGTGGGGCGCTGGGGCGTCCTCTGGCTTGTTGCTGGTCAGCTTGCTCTCCAGCACGCCGGTGCCGGTCACAAACACCTTGCCGTTGGGGCAGATGATGCCCTTGTCCCAATTTGTGTCGACCCAGCCACCGACACCCGCATCTGCGGTGCCATCGAGCGACGCCGCAAACGGTATCTTGTCGTGAAACAGCGCGTCGTGTTCCAGCTTTAGGTCGTCGAGACCGAGGCGGTTAGCCGCCTCAGTCAAGATCATGCCTTCCAGAGCGTCGCCCCAGTCGCAGGCTTCGTTGCCGTTGAACGGCTTGGGGTCGGGCTTACCCTCGATGTCTGCCAGCACTGAGGCCAGCAGGTCGTTGGGTGTGTCGTAAGGCGACGCGTTCATCAGAGCCGGTATGCGGCTCGCTGTGATGATGTCGTTGGGTGTTTTTTTACCGACCATTAGTCTCTCCTATTTTCAGTGATTTTCATCCAATCGCGCTGGCCGTAGTTCACCTGCGTAATCACGCGCTGTTCTGCTGGTGACATATGACCGTTGCAATCATCCAGCCACATATCCGAACCCATACCCTCTGATACAGTTTGTTGCAGAACATCGAACTCTGTATCAGATAAGCGGATGATATACCCGCGCTTCATTTTTGTGATTTTCATATCACCGGCCCCTTTCGCTGATTGTGCCGTAATTCACGGTCAGGCGATCAAATTCTGACTTACTCACCGGACGGTTTAACTGATAAACAAATCCGGTTCTCTGATTGCCGCCAACGCGCGACACCAGACCCATCTTTGCAAAACGGTGAAGGTGAGCAGACGCCGCGTTGTCACTCGCCTCTCTGCCCCAAGCGCGCCACTGATCGCGCAAGTCGCTTGACCGAAACGTCTTTTGCGGGTGGTAAAGCTGAATGGCGAAACGGTACATTTTGTAACCGTCTACTTGCCGAAGGATTTTCCCCTTACGCAACGGCGTCGCTGGCGCCGCTGGCCTATCAGCAACAGGCTCTGGCACTGGCTCCGGCCTAACCGTGGCGGTCGGAATTTTTGCCGCCTCGATGTTTGTGATTTTCGCTTGGCTTTCCAGACCACGCGCAATTAATGCACCCAGCGTGTGTGGGTCGGTACATTCGATTGTTACGATAAACTTGTCCATTGGCTATCCCTTTCCTAAATGAACGAGTTGCAATTTGACGCCCTACTGGGCGCCGCCCACCTTGACCATTAAGGCCCAGATATTCCACTCAGTCGTCACGATATTGGTACACATCACAATCGCAAACGACACTAAAAACAACATTCCGAAAAACTCTTTAATCATTTAACCGCTTCCTTCCTGTCCGCTTTTTGTGGCTATACCGGCGCGCCTTGAGCTTGACGCACGTCATGCAGTTACCGTTGCTGACGGCACGGTCGTCGACGTGGCCGTTGATGCACGGCTGGCCGGTGAAGTAGGTCTTCAAGCCGCGTAGCTTGGCGGCGGCGCGGGTGATCCGGCGACCGCCAAAGTCACCCGCCTCGATAATTTGCAGAGCCTTTTTTAGCTCGTCGTATGTTGGTACTGGCATATTGATCTCCCTATTTGATTTTTCTGAAGTAACCGCCAACGATATAATCACCTATGCACTGCATTGGCTCATATCTGTAATAATCGTGAACGTGAGACCGACCGCCCTTGTAGAGCTTTTTAATCTCAACATATTTAACTGGGTCGGTTTGCCCTTTGTAACAGCACAAGTCATTTTCTTTTAAATATCTGGCCGCCTCGTTTTGCGCCTCTTTAATAGATGGGTGCATCACGCCAAGCACTTTGCTGGTGCCGTCGGCTAAAAATATTTCGCTGTAGTATTCCATATCAATTCTCCCTTGTGGGGCGGGGCCGTTAGGCCGCCGCCCTAATTGAGCGCACTTCAGCAACAAGTGTCGCAATATCTTCTTCGCTCCACAATGGCCGACAAGATGACGCAACATAACCAAACACATCGATTTCTTTACCGACAATTTCTGTGATTTGGTCAACGATCTCGACTAACTGCATTGCAACAAATTTGATATTTTCGTTTGAT